ATACCGATATTTGTCCTAAAAACGCCGTTGGTTGCGTTTGTATCGTTTTCTGTAAGTGTTAGTGAGTAGACACTATTTTCTTTAAAAGAGAAGATTGTACCCTGATAAGGGATAGCTAGTTTAATTGCATCTCCTCCAATGTCTTGTGGAAATTGAAACCCCTGTCCTTGGATTCTAGGGACTGATTCTGAAAAGTCTGTAACTCCTAATGCGTTAGAGTTTTCCCATTGATAATTAGCTGTTCCTGCTCCTGATTGTCCTGTGATAGTAAACGCCCCTGTTGTGTAGTTTATTGTTCCTGTTGAGCCTAATGACCCTGTTAAAGTACCATCGTAATTATCTCTAAACACTTCCCCTGATGATGTATCTGTAATTTGTACTGCAAAACAAGTTCTAGTTGCTCCCCCTGCTTTAAATGCTAGTGTACCTGATGCGACATTTGTAATCGCCTCTGATGTTACTGCTGTGTATACAGTAGAGTTTTGTGCATCAACATAAGAACCATAAAGACCAGTCTTATCGTCTACTCTCCCCCATAAGATACTTCTACCACTATCAATATAAGCAATACCTTTAAAGTTTTTAGTACTATCAAAAAGAGCTGTTGCGCTTGTAGGGTTAGCTGTAACTATTTTCCAAATTCCATCTGTTGAGAACACATAAACAAAAGCACCTGCAAGAGATGAGTAGTTTGAGAATGAAGTAGGCGCATCTACTGTTAAGCCTGTAATAACATCTGTCCAAGTAGTTCCAACTAATGTTTGAATTTTAGTTCCTGACTTTTTAAACTGAACTATACTTCCGTTAGTTTTATATCCAATATGAATATCTGACACACTTCCAACTGCCCCAACATCTCCTAATAGTTTTTTACCTCTAGCAACTTCCATTGCTCCGTCTTTCGTAATCCAACCTATTCCACTAGAAAAAGCGTCATCAGGAATAATCTCATCGTCAAATAGATTGTGTATACCTTTTGTAAATGCTGAAATTTTCCTTGTTGTAGGCATATTATTGTTGAACTAAACGACTATTCCAGTAACACATTGAATCATAATACTCTTTGTATTTAGCTTGGTTTTCGTTCTTATAACTTTTAGCTTTATCTGATTGTTGAATAATAGAATCTTCTACTGCCATAGCGTATTGAAGCATTGGTTGGAATCTTTCTGGTATTAAAGGAGTATCTGAAAGAGTAAGAGATACTGGGTCTGAAATGTAATCAAACTCTATGCTTTCGGCAGATGTAGGTTGTTTTGCAAAGTATAAACGACTGTTAGCAATATCAATGTAGCAAACATTATCTTGGTTTAAATACTGTCTTCTATCTGACCAAGAAACAACCTTGTAAGGTTTATATGCTGTTCCTACAAATACAACAGGGTTACTTGCTTCATAAGAAAAGGTTTCTGTGTAGTTATAGTTTTGTGTTAAATAACCAAAATCACTAGGTAGAGAAATATACGGAAGTGTTGTTGATGTTGTACCTGTATGTGCTTTCTTTAAAAACTCCCACGCTTTTTGTGAGCAGATATATTTGTATATACGATTTAAAACAGAAAGTTCCTCTGTTGAAGATAGTTCTGTTGAATCGTCTACTTGTAGTTCAAAGTCGGCTATGATTTGTGATGCTGTTGACATTGTTGATGAATTAAATGATTAACTCTATACCACTCACCGTATAGATGAGTAGTAAGAATTAACTATGCTACGGATTTATTACGCTTTAATGTGTACATCCAAAAACTTCTTAGCTCCATCGGCAAATGTTTTGATACCTGCTAGGTATGATGAGAATACGTTTGTACCTCGTCTATCTGCTGTTGGTCGCATATCTACTTCTTTCATATCTTGAACAACTAGGTCGATAGCTCCAAGTTTACCGTAGTAAGCGTGAAGTCGGCTTGTAGTTGTACCTGACATTGTAGTTGCAAAGATTGGTCTTCCTGCTGAAAGGATTGTCAATGTGTCTGTTGCATCTACATAAGTAGCTGATACTTGTGCTGCTGTAAGGATTGCTCGGTTTGCTGCTGATACTTCAAAGTATCCAGTTGCTTCATCCTGTCCAGTAGCTGAACCGTTAATCATGTTTGCTAGGATTGCTCCTTGTGCATCTACTGAAGCTGCGATGTCAAACTCTCCTGCTACTGCTGGTGCTGCTTTCGCTGTGAAGACAACTCCGAATACAGTAACGGTTTCATCTGCTGTTGCTACGTCTACAACGAGTCGTGTATCACCTGTTAGGTTTTCTGAAACGTAAAGTCTTGCGTTTGATACATCTCCTGAATAACCATTTGAGAACACATTACCTGCTAGGTCGATATTCTTTCCTAATAGGTATTGTGTAATATCTGAGGCTGCGTATGAGTCTACTACAAGACCCATATTCAATCCTACATCTTGGTTGTTTCGGTATCGTAGTTTAGCTCCCATTCTTGATACCATTTGAGGTACAGTTGTTGCAGTAAGGTCGATAGCTGTTCCGTTTGAAGCAATTGTTGTTAAATCTCCTGTGTCAAATGTGTAAAGTGCGTTTAATACTTGTCCAAAACATCGGTAATCTAGGTCTGTCGCAATTTTCTTTGCACATTCTCCTCCGATTTTTTCTCCTGGATTTAGTGGGCCAGCTTGTTTTACTTCTCCATCTGAAATGTGGAAAGCAATTTCTTTTTCTAGGTTGATTGTTAGCAATTCTGATGAATCTGTAACTGTATCAATAGTAGAAGCTGAACCTCTAACTGTATCTCTTACAAGTACACCTGAAAGGTCAAATGCTACTCGTTCTACTGATTCTCCAAATTTTAGTGTGGATTCGAATCGTGTGTTCATAACCTCTTTCGCAACTAATACCTTGTTGAAAATTTCTTGGTACAATTTTGTTATCGCAAGTCTTCTATTTCTTGCTTCACCATATTCCTATGGTGGTCAGGTCATATCATATAGAACTAATACATTTATGAGTGGTTTGCAGAAATCTTTTTACATTGTTCAATGAACATATCTTTTGAGAAAATGTTTTTCATATAGTTACAAAGAGTACAACAAGGGGCTACGTTATCTACTGTGTAGCCTTCTTTAGAATCTAGCCTATCTATTCCGATTGAGTCTTCTCCTAAGCAATAATAACATTTATTAGTTAATATTTCTAAAGCAAAACTATCTTCTATTAGATAATCTATCTTACGGGTTTTCGCACTGGCTTTTATCGAGTTAAGTCTACCTTTAGGGGTTTTCATATAAGCTCTTCTTGTTTCTAATGCTTTTCCGTAATTTTTCAAAGTCCAATTCCTTGCGTTCTTTATTCGCTTTTCCCTGTTTAAGCGATAATAATCGTCTTGAATTTGTTTTATCTTTTCTGGGTTATTATCTCTGTATCTTTTATTCTGAAACTTTTGTTTCTCTTTTTTATCCATACATTTGATAATACCACCTCATATTGTATTGTCAAAGTCCTATCGAGTTCTTATTGAGGATTATATTTATTCACCTCTGACCGTCACACACGCCCGAGAAGCCTTTCGCTATCTTCTCTGCTGGCTCGGTATTGTCCGTTCTGGAGTTCCACCGAATTAAACTCGTTTTACAACGCCTATCAAGTAATTTTAAGCGTTGTCAAATTGTGGCTTGAAATCTGTTAATGCCATTTTATTAAGGGTTTAAATTATAACCCCGTGCTTGTAGATTATCGAAGAACTCTTTGAGCTAAACCATCATTGTATTTCTTTTTAAGTATTGGGTTTGCCATAACTTCTTTGAAATACTCTGAATCTGTCTTTGCTTTTGCGTAGTCTACTTCTGTCGGTTCTACTGTTCCTCTTACAGTTGATGATTCGATTGTTTTTTTACCAGTAATGGCTGAACCGAATGTTTCTTCTATAAGTTGAGATACTGTTTTTTGTTGATTCTTTTCAAGTTTTCCTAAATCAAGAATAGTTTGTAGTTGGGCTATTCCTTTAAATTCTGGCATTCTTTCGAGTGCATTGTTAAAGTAAATAGTTGCCGTTTCTACATATTCTTTCTCTTTCTGTTGTCGAGTTAGAGGTTCTAAAGTCTTTTTAAAGTCATCTTGCATTTCTGCTCGGAGTTCCTCTTTTAAGATTTTAGATTGTTTTTTAAGAAAGTCCTTATCAACATTGTATTCTTCTGATAAATCATCTAATGATGATTTTATTTCTTTTTCTGAAACTCCATCATATCTAGATTCTTCTATCTCCCTAACTTTTTCTCTTAACTCTTTTAATTCAGCGAGAGTTTGTCTTTTTTCTCTACGTTCTGTTTTATAAAGCTCTTTGAAGTCAGGCTTAACTGATTCCTTAACTTGTTCGTCTTGCAAGATTTCCCCAAGTGGTTTTTCAGTTGTTTCGACAGTTTGCTCTGGATTTTCAGTTATCTCTGCATTTAAAGTTGTGTCTTGAACCTCTTGGCTTTCTGCCACCGTTGGCTCTGCGGTAGGATTTTCATTCATATTGAAATTTGTTTGGGAGTTTCCGTTCCCAGCGTTATGTTAATTATACACCGTATTTTGTTTTACAACAATGTTGTGGTGCAATTTCTCCTATCAACCAGCACGGGAAGATTGATAAGAGAAACCGCACAGCAACGGTTATTCTTCTTCTACGTTTTTAAGTGCTTCTTCTGCTAACTCTTGATTAGTTTTTGCGTTTCTAAACACTCTTAATAAATCAAGGTTTACCTTTAAAGTTGCACAAGCTGTAACTAACTCTGCGTGTGAAGCTGTTTTGTACGTTGTAGCTATAATATCTACGTTGTTTCTAATCTCTTTGTATGCTGTGTTTAACAATATCTCTCCGCCTTCTTGGTTTAAGATAGCTTGGATAGCTTTATACTTTCCAATATCGTCTAATATTTCTTTCTTTCTGTTTCCTGCCATTATGCTAAATCTTCTGTGTTAAGTTCTACTAAAGGAGATAATCCTGTTTGGTTTTTAATCTCATCTAGTTCTGCCTTATAGTCTACAAACGCTTGTTCAATCTTTGCAATTTCTTCTGCAATTTCTTTTGCTTTTGTTTTGTAACTAATGTGCAACACAATGTTATGTGCTTTTTTAATTTCTTCTTCGCTAGGGTCAATAACTTCTGGGTGATTATTCTCTACATTCTTTGCTGATGCTTCTTCTAACTCTAATTGAGCTTTCATTTCTGTTAGCTTCTTCTCTACCATTTTAGCTTGTGTTTCCATTCCAACTAATGTGAATTGAACTGTAATTCCGTCTTTCTCAATAATTGATTCTAATGGATTCTCTTTGTTTTCTATAATTTTATAGTTGTGCTTCTGCATTTATTTCCGTGTTAAGATTAAAGTCCCCACTTTGACCAGATTGGTCGGGTAGTGAACCACCCATACCTTGTTGTGCCATCTTCACTCTCTCATCTACTAGCTGTCTTCCTACGTTTGATTCAATAATTGGTTGTAGTAGTGCTGTGTAGCTTACTAGCCTGTTAAATGTTTCTTCATCAAGGTTTTCTTGATTGTCTGACATATAGTCTACCAATCTTTGTTTATATGCCACGTTTGCGTGTTGGTTTGGTCTTATTGTTTTTCCATCAATAATCATTTCAATATCTCTGTCGGCTTCTGCAAGTAGTTCTGCATCTCCAAACTCCTGTGTGTCTGTAAGTTGTCTGATAACTTCATCTGTAAACCCTGCAATAGTTGCTTGTATTTCGTATGCTTTCTTTGGGTTTTGTATTGGGTTTTGTGCTTGAGAAGACAAGAAAGCTAGTTGTGTTCTTTTTTCTACTTCTGACATAGAAATCTCTGCGTTTGAAGCCTCTACCATTACACCAAAGGTATCGTTCTTCCAGAATATATCTCTCTTTGATATTTCTTCTAACTCAACGCCATCTACTCCTAGAATATCTATACCTACTTTCTTTGTTAAATGTTCTCGTACTCCCCATTCAAATAGTTTAGCAAATCGGTGATACCCGAATGAGTATGACTTGTTAAGAAGTCCAAACCTATCTGCTGCGTTAGCTTG